AATCGACAAAAACAAATGGATAACATTTTTTGAGCGGTCTGTTCTGCCATTCTTCTACTTCTGGAAGGATAGCATTCGTTATATCCGAGACCATATCATGTGATATTTTAAAACCATAAATGTCCTCGATCGTTGAAGAAATGTCACGTTGTGACATCCCACGTGCATACATGGATAATACCTTTCCTTCAATGTCTGAAACATCCTTTGATCGTTTGGGAACAATCACGGGTTCAAATGATCCATCCCTGTCTCTGGGAGTATTGATTTCTACTTCCCCCATTGAGGTTTTTAAAGTTTTAGGATTGGAACCATTTCTTCTGTTCTTTGTGGATTTCGGTTCTTTTGAATTGGATTTATAACCAAGATGATGATCCATTTCTCCCTGAAGCATGCCTTCAAACAAAGGGCCAAAGATTTCTTTGAGAGCATCCTGCATATCGGCTACTGAATCACAGTCATATTCTTTAAGGATTTCATTGGCAATCTTGACAGCGGCTGGATTTCGTTTAATTTTACTCATTTCATTCATTTTCCTTTTTCTCCTTCTACCATATCATGAGATATGCATAATAAAAAACTGTGTTCATTAGTTAGCCGTACGCATCTAACTAACTTACACAGTTCAGATTACACTCTCCGATATACAGTATCGTCGAAACAGCGAAAGCCAATGAACTGGATCCATATAAATATCTGAATCTTCTATTCAATTCATTACCTGGACTAGACTTTATATCCGATCCTTCATTACTGGATGATTATCTGCCATGGTGCAGTGATATAAAGACAATATGTAAATAAACCCGTTATGATACAAATAACTGTTTGTTCACAACGGGTTTTGTTTATAACATCATAGACACTGATTTATCTGACGCTTACAGCTAAAACAATTTCTCTGGCTCTATTTTGGATGTTATTCATCATTTGAACCCATCTAATAGGATCATTTGTCTTAAGTTTTTCATCTACTTTTTCTTTAGCTTTTAGTGAATTAATTAGCGATTCATAAATCTCGTTTGCTTCTTCTTCAACTAATTTTATTTGAGAAAGTAGCCGTTGCTTTGTCAGTAAGCTGTAGTAAATGATCTTGTGATTTTCCTTGAGATAATCTTTATGTCTTCTTCCGAAGAAACCCATTTGATATTCATTTTGATTGTTAAGTCTTAGTGTTGGGATATCATAATCACTAATTCTTTCGTACTCGATTGTCATAGTTTTGTTTCCTCCTACTATAAATATACTCGTTATATCTTTGCCAATCGAGGATGCAAATGACAGCGTGGTAAAAAGAAAAGACCATCTTAGCGATGATCTTCTATGTTTAGACTAACTCTTATCGCAAATCCACCAGGGAAGAAATAAGTGTTCGTCAGATACTCATATGGTGGAGGTGAGGAGAGTCAAATTTTACGTTTTATTGGCGGCTCAAAACTTCTAATATGCTTTATATAAAGTAAAACATAACTATGTGTTTCTATGTAAACATATGTGATTTTAATATTTTTAGGAATTTTTTAGGAATGAAAAAAAATCGGGATGACCGCTAAGGCCACCCCCTTTTTTACTTGATAGAAAATAGTTGATTATTCAACAATCGCCGTTTTTAGAAACGTACAAAAACACAAGCTAAAAAATACCCTCTACAGGCTCGTATGTCTTTTCAAACACGCTTGGCTTGCAAGGATAGTACTCGCCATTCACACCCTTGATGATGTAATCGCCATAGGAAGCATACATGCACCCTTCGAGGGTCTGCACATACGCACCAACTAGGTAGCCGTCGTCCCACTTGAGTGTGATACTGCCTTGCGCAAAGTCAAGGATCTTGTCACGATTTCGCATATTGAGCTGCATCGCCTCAATTACGATGGGCTTCTTCCGGTAGTGGAGTGCCAAATCAATCACCCGACTTTCCAAATACGCTCAATAGTTTTTTGAGAAGCCCGATCAAAGTTTTTAACATTCCACTTAATTCTTTTTTGTCGTCTGTAGGCTCTTTTTGTGGCTCTGATGGTTTTTCTTCTGACGGTTTATCCACCTTTACTTTATAATGATCAAAATCTACATACATGGCGTTCTTATCCAGGCCGATGCCTGAGTGCTTATCTACGGATGTATACTGATGGATTGTGCCCATGCTTGACGTATCGCTATGATAATCGCCATCATTTGCATCCCACTGAGCTACCCACTTATCATAATCATCTAATCCAGATGTCAACCAATTATCAAACCACCATGTAGAACTGTATACACCAGTATACCATCCTGCGTCTTTGACAGCTTTGCAGAAAATCTGACATGACTTTAAGCATCGTTCTGCTGTAAGCACTCCATTTTTCTTTTTGTAATTGTCGGCATCTTCCATATCAAACCAAATTCCGAATGTAGGTTGATACTGTTCTGCTAATTTTAAGATATATTTAGCCTCTGCCAGTGCTTGATCATCGTTCAAAGCATAATCATAGCAATACAAGCCAAATGGGATTCCTAACCTATTGCATTCGTTTACCCATTGGGCAAGTTTCTTATCAGTGTATTCTCCATAGCACGCACGTATGATAGCAAAGTCATACTTGCTTAGATTCACGTCATCATTCAATTCACTGATATCAACGCCCCAATGCTTTACGTTTGACGTATCAATTTTATTTGTTGGCTCTGCCTTTGGCGGTTGTGGCTTTGGCTTCGGAGCACTTGTTTCTTTGGCGCTAATAGTAGCCCAACGCTCAGAGTTGTAATCCTCTCCAGCACTAACTGCCACAAAGTAGCGATACTTGTTACCGTTCGGTTCGGTTTCAACCCATGAAATATAACGATGCCCATTCCCAATCCATTTATTTGTGTAGCTTAGCTTCTTACCTACAGGCAAGGTCTCTGCGATGATGCCCGTTGGTGTATCTCTGCGCTTGTTGACAGCCTTGGTAAGTGTGGCCACACCAACCTCGTTGATCAATTGTTTTTCAGAGTATCCACTAGACGTAGTAGTATTAGATTCGCCCCATGCCTTAGGTCGGAAAGCTGTGTCATAAGTAGCACTATATGGTAACTTGCACAAGTTAAATGCACCGCCTGAACCGCCTTGATTCTGGCCAAAAAACCAACCATAACCACCGCCCGCATCACTATGGAAGATTGCCACGTGTGAACTTGGTGTAACTCCACAAACCTTGAATATAGCCACATCACCAGGCTTCATCACGGATACTTCAGTGAAGTAGTTTAAAATTCCATTTGTGTGCCTTTGTTCCCACAAATCACGTACATATCTAGTTGCTGTACAGTTGGACCACGGTACACCCAAATATCTGCAATACTCTGCATAACCATCCCAGCACTGTGCACCGTAGTAACCATCAACATCATAAGCACGGCCTAAGTGTGTATTGTAAAAGTCATTATAGCTTGGCATATACTACCCTTCTTTCTCTTCTAATTTGGTGATTCGCCCACATGCACTGTCCAGATCTTCTTCGATTTTCTCAAGACGGAAGTCATGCTCCATCTGCTTTTTTGTCATCTTCTCAATGTCCGATTTCATAGACTTTAGGTCCAGTCTTGTCTCACTCGAGTCTCGGCACAAGGCATCTAATTTGAGATTTGCTTTGACCACACCTTCTGCGTCTTGCTTACTATTGTTTCTGATCATGACAACAATATTGATAATCAATACCACAAATGCAGCAAATGAAAACAGAAATTCGAAGGTCATTCCATCCTTAGGCGTGATCATCAGACACCTCAGGCAAGCCACCAAGGCTTGTAAGCAGTGATACCAGTCCGGCCAAAAGGCTTGCTGATAGCACTACTTTCCAATCTACTGATTCGATCACGGTACTAGCACCGATGGTACCTACTGCTGTTTGGCATACTGTCTTAATTGCACGGATAAGTGCCGCATCCCACCACTTTTTTGATTGTAATTGATTCATTATTCTACCTCTACTTTCTTTACAACTAAATCACCGATTTTATAAACCTTATAAGTGATTCCATTTTCTTCGGTTGTTTCTGCTTTCACAAGGTTAAACACTTCCTCTTTCGCTTTCTGTAATTCTTCTGCTTCTTTTTGTTCTTGTTCTTTTTTCTTTTGATTTTCAATAAAAGTTTGATATTTATTTTCATCAAAATATACATTTAATGTTCCATCTTCGGCAAATTCTGCAACATATCCTTGGATTTTATCAAAATAAAAAGCAGAGTCTATTAATTCTGCTTCCGTTGGTGTTTGTGCTGTTTGAACAGAAGAAATACATTCAATTTCATCTTCTGTTTTATAAACGTAAATTTTCATATCTTACTCCTTTGTATAATATACAGTTACATATGAGTCAACAAATTCATTAAACGCACCTGCGACAATTTTAATATAATCACCTCTTAATTGTAATGAAATTCCGTCATTTTGATTATCTTTATGACCTCTAGGTAAAACTATAAATTCAGGACTACCATTTACTGCTATGCCTTCCATTTTGACGACAGTAACTAGATTTTTTATTCCATGTGCTTTTTGTTTAGTTCCAGATGAAATTAAACCAGTTCTTACAGTTTTTTTGTAAATCGTTTTCCCGTCAATCCATGTGGTATGCGTATCAATTTCTTTTTCTGAATAATTGCTGTATCTATTTAAAGTGATTGTTGTATTTCCTTCTTCAACATTGGCTTTCCAACTTTCGATTGTTTGCTTCCAACTTGCGATTGTTTGCTTCCATTCTTCGATTTTTAGAAATCTTGTAACAATAGAATTTATGGATTGCATAACGTTATTTACTAACAATTTTATAGTTCCGTTAATTTCAAGTGTGTCTTCTTCATTGTTAGATTGAGCAAACAAAGCAACCGATTTTCCACTTGATCCAAAGTTAATCAATGTATAAGTTGGTGTAACTGTAACTATTTGCCATGAGTAATCGCTCATAAATTTATCTTTAACACCGAATGCAATTTCATACGTTGAAGTTGTAGATGTAAATAAATTACCTGCTTTGTAATCTTGTTCAAGAGTATAGTTGTTATCCCATGAATTAATCTTAGTCCATGAACTAGTACCGCTTGCTCGATACCGAATATAGAATGATGTTACATTCTTGTTCGATAAACTTGTAAAACCGACTTTAAAATGTAATAAAGCATATGTTCCACTTGATTCATCTACTGCATAGCCTGAGTTAGCACGCTTTGCACTTACATTTGTAAGACTAGGTGGACTATATGTAGTTACACTTACTGAACCACTCTTAGTAGCAGTACGACCACGTGAATCTGTAACTGTGATTGTGTATGATAGCGTACCACTGTTTTGAATCGCTTGAGTTGTGAACGTGCTACCGCTATATGTTTGGCCATTGAATTTAGTCGATACTGATGTGATCGTTGAGCCTTGATTACCACTTGTAACAATCGAGAATTTTAACTTTGATTGACGCTGAACATATTGACCTATTCCTGCGCAAATTGAATTTGTATCAGATATTGATACAGTTCCGATACTAGGAACGACACCACTTCTAACTTTGATAGTCGCATTTACCGACTTAGAACCAACTGATGTTGAAGCACTGAATGTTTCTAAAGTAAATGTTGCGATACCACTTGTTGAGCTGGGTAAGTTCTTTTCCCAATCGGTTGGAATTGTATAAGAAAAGCTAGGGGATGTTGTTCCACTAGCTATTGTTCCTAAATATGTTGTTGTCCCGTTCCATGCGACATAGACTTTATGAGAAAAGCTGCTTGAAGCACTTGTACCGCTGATTGTGATTGTGCTGCCACATTCTAGACTTGGCTTATCAATAGAAGGACTTGTAGCACGTGGTATTGTCGTTAGCGTTAACGAGCCACTGCACGAACCACTTCTAGGTGCATAATATGCGGTACTACCACAACTAAACGATGCACTTGCACTGATTGATTTAGAACCATCTGCATTATGCGTTACTGTTGTATATCCATCCGCAATACCTACAGTTTGGCCACTACCAACCGATACAGTATGGTCGGCATCGTGCACAGTAGTACCATTTACAACAACTTTGTAATGCTCACTTAAACCTTGATGATTATGGTACTGTGTATTTGAACGAATGCCAACCCACCAATAAACACGAGAAGTATTGTTTTCGATTGAGTAAGAATCTTCCCAACATCTTAGAATAAGAGAGTATTTATTTTCATCACCTGCCGTAATTCGTATACTTCCACTAAATTCTGCCATTCAATCACCCTACTTTCTTGAAGTCCAAAGAGCCATTTGCTCTTGGCACAAATCCAAATGCACCTACTTTTAAAGACTGCGTAAATTGCCCATCTGTAATGTACATTGTTTGGTCGTTTATATATGTTACCTTTGCACCATTCTTTTGAATCGACCACTCTTCATTTGTAATCTTAGTCTTAAATGCACTGTCTGATTTACCTAAAGTTAATCCATCGTTATCAAAGCTCATGTAACTATTTACGTTGTCAGTGGTTTGCTTTAAACCATCAACACGACCATTTACACTGTCGATTTGACTGCCCATCTCATTCTTTGCATCAGTTACCGACTGATTGATTGACCATGTGAAGTCTTTTTTTGTCTGAGTGAACTGAGTTGATACTTCTTCTTTGTAATGATTCAAAGCCGAATTTGATACGTAAGTTTCAGATACCTTAGATGTAATTTCATTCGCCTTAGTCTCAATTGCAGACTGTCGCTCAGTACGTTCTGTGTTGATAGCCTTATCTACATCTTCAGGTGCAGGAGTCCAGTCTGTGGCTTTGTTACCTTTTTCGAGTTTGATATTTCTAATTCGCCATTTTTTCCCAACTTCATTCGATTGTAATTGAAAATTAATATAATTTATCGCGTTTATTGGGTATGGAACTTTTTTTGTATATTTTGTTGGAGTTTTCGTAATAGTCAGTTTATCGTCAGGAGATCCAAAATCACATTCAAAAAACGCAGACGTTGCTTCGGTATCAACTAAATATGCTTCATAACTAATAATGTAATCAACACCTTTTTCTGGTTTAAAATTTTGAATGATACCACTCCATTTATCATTTATAGTTACTTCACACCAACCATCTACAATAGATGCATTTGCATTTACAATTGTCCAATAATTGAAAGTATTAAATGCAGTGTTTCTCAACAAATTCCTACCACCAATTTGTAGATTATCAACCTTATTACTAGTTTCAGTAATCGACTTTGCTTGTAATTTAATCGCATTTGCATTTTGTTCAATTTTAGTTGTGTTAGAAGTAACTTTGTTTGTTAATTCCGCAAGGTCCTTCTGAGCTTGTTCTGCTTTCTGCTTCGCATCATCCGCCACTCCTTGAGCTGTCTTTGCATTGCTGATTGCCGTAGTTGCGTTACCTTGAGCCTTAGTTGCGTCTGATTGAGCTTTCTGTACTGCAGCTTCTGCGTTTGTTAAACGAGTTTGAGCTTTTGTGATTTCTCCCTCAGTCGCATCAACTCTACCAGTCACTGATTCTAGATTAGCTTTTGCATCCGCTAATTCTTGGTTAGCGTTATCTAAATTTGTTTGAGCACTGTCTGCTTTTTTCTTTGCTTCATCTGCTAGAGTTTGAGCACTCTGAGCATTACTTAATGCAGCACTAGCTTGAGTTTGAGCATCTGTTGCTTTTTTCGTTGCCTCTGTAATATCTAACTGAGCTTGAGTTGTATCTGACTGTAGCTTTTCAATTGAACTTGCTTGAGTTGTGATTGAATCGGCATTTTGTTTAATCTTGGTATTTAAACTACCTTCAATGCTTGTTAAATCACTCTTAGAAGCATAAGTTTCTGATACAGTAGTCGACAATTCACCGACTTTCTTTTCAATTTCTGTTGAAACATCTGCATGAATTGTTTTTGATTCAGTAGTTAAATCAACTTTTGTAGCATACGTTTCTTTTACAGTAGCAATTTCTCCTGCATTGGCATTTGCCTTATCAACTGCATCTTGAATCTGTTGCTTTGAATCATTGATATCTCCTTTAATCGCATCAATCTGTTTCTGAGCGTTACCAGTACTAGTATTTGCTTCTTGTGCCAGTTGCTTAGCTTCACTAGATTGAGTGTTAGCAGTATTAGCTAATTCATTCGCTTTTGTTGCATCTGCCTGAGCTTGTGTTGCTTTATCAACCGCTTCTTTGGATTGCACATTTGCTTGAGACACTTGTGTATGAATCTCACCGATTTTTGCATCAATTTCATTCCATGTATTATCAAATACAGCTTTCGTATACTTGATTTCACTAGGATTAGCATACGTACATTTCCAACGTTTCCATAAGAATTTATCTGGTTGATAAACCACATTACCAACAAACCACTCACCACCGACTAATTCGGTTTGAGAAGTCGAATAATAGAATTGTTCTTCGGCACTTACGAACGACTGACCATCTTCACCTTTGATTGCGCTCCATCTGTACTTAGTTGGGTCTTCAGAACCATACTGTTTTGAATCTGAATACTGACCAATAAACTTACGATTTGAATCTGTTAAACTAAAATCAACACGACCATCTGAACTGTTGGCGTAGGCAATATGGATATGGCTTGAGCTTCCATCAGTCACATTGGCACAAGTGACTTCTGTGGACCCTCTTACCACACCATTGGCATCGACCGCCACGATTCTAAACACTGCACTTGGATTTAAGCTCTCTCTTGATACACTCAACGAGGTGCCTGTATAAATAAGAGCGCTGTTTTTGTACCAGTTAATCGTAAAATTGCTTGTGACGTCCTGTGACTTATCTCTCACATACGCCGTCAATACGGTATGGTCAACTCCTTCTGGCAGTATCAGTCCGTCGCTGGAGGATACGACCAGTTGATAGGTCTTGTTGGCGTTGATCATCTCCTGCATCTGTGTCAGCAGATCACCACTGATCTGACTCTCAATCTCAGTAAAATTGTCTAACACGGTTGAGCATTTTGTACGATCGGTAAAGCAGATCTCCTGTTCCACGATACGGGCTTGCAGATATAACACAGGCTTAAACTCGGCGTCTTCGATGGTATAGGTATCACCGATATTTCCATCGATGTACCCTTGCACATCATAGGAGTTTTTAGGCACACAATTCTTTCGCAATTCGGCTAGTGCCTGGCCGTATAGCGTGTTGATGTTATCGGTATCGTAGTCCCAAATCTTAGCAATGTACCGGTCATTTAATCCAGACGTAAGATTGGACGGGAAGCGGTCTCTGGCCTGTACAGCTAGGATCTCTATTGTTCCCGATGGGGATTTGTACTCAACATTACCATTGTCATCGTATTCGGTTTTATTCAAACTTCCTATGGTTAGCCCGTCTTTCCCATACGGGCGAATAGCAGTATACAGTTCGGTAATATCGGCTGTTTTAGTAATGCCCTGGATGCTTTCCCCGTATCGGATGATCGTTCCTGTTTTGTCCTCGCCAACACCTTGGTCGTTGTCAGAATGTTTTCGATAGATGTTCAAGGTTAATTTTCTCAGCGAATAGTCATCGTTCAGCTCCGTGACAAATTCCAGTTCAGCGTCAAATACGTTGGCCAAAGAAAAAAGTCTGGATAGGGCTGTTTCTGTCCCTGACCACTCATTACTGATCCGTTTATCGCTAACTTCATTGACTCCAATCGTAATCACGTTATCTTCAAATCCGAACGCATCGATATACTGTACAAAGCTTAATGATGTTCCTTTGTATGCCTTGACTTCTTCATTCGTTAATTCAAGACTAAGGCCATAAGCCTGGAAGTAGACTTCTGCTTCGTCTTTTTCCACGTGGACGATCGTACAGTAATACTCATGATCCCCGTCCCGAAAGGAACAGTGATTCCCTTCTACGATGAACTGAGTATCCTCGTGATCGGCCAGAGTCCGTAACTCGAAGGTGTACTGTGAGCCCTGTAAGTAGGTATGTAGTACCTCATCCCAGTAGGGTGCGCATTTATCCACACTGTTATCTAAAAAAGCGCAGACGGTATCATCTGCGCTTAATATGGCAATTCTAACATTCTCCATTATAACCATGCCTCCCTGATGCGTACTGTGATGGATGGATCTTGCGTCACCCATGAGCTCATGTAAAAGCGTACCTTAGATTGACCAGGTGGCGCTTTAAAGTACTGGATACCCACGATCTCATCCTCCTGTTTCGGCATATTGTTCACATAGATCTTGGCGTACTCACCGTCAATGGTGACGGTTGAGCCGGCGCTGTATCGGTTTGGTACGTCCCGCCATTTCTCAACGTTCAGCTTTTGAAAATTAAATACATCAAAGCCAAAATACGTCAACAGATGGCTGCCGCTACGGTTGCCCCACTGTTTGCATGCAATCTGTATCTTTTTGCAGACCATGTTTTCCACTTCCGGGATGTTGTACGCCGGATATCCGCCCCAGTAGAAGAATTGGATTTTTGAGCCCTCTTTTTTGATATCACAATGACCCCAATTCCAGTACCACGGATTTTGTGTCTGGAGATGACTGGTTGTGTAATCGTAGGTCTTGACCACTTTTCCAGCCATCTTATCCGTTGGCTTGGCATCGGGGTTGTGGACAACCAGGTCATAGTGACCTGTGTTACCGGACGTGTCAGTTTTGTTCCAGTTGACCCCACAGATAAGCTCGTCATCCTCGGTCAAAAAGCTGATAGACATCTCACCGGTCTGTCCCATCAGACCGGCATAAAAAATGAGGTGGAAATAAGCGTAAAAGTTTTTACACCCCGCCACACCTTCGGAGTCAACCGGTATAGTGACCGTACGCAAGCCACCGTTTGCATCGCCTTTTAAAGCACCAGGTGTGCCCAACGTTAGAAACTGTGTACTAAACCAGGTCTTGGTCGTCAAAGTACCGTCCGTGCCATACAACGGGTGCATGGCATCATGACCGCCAACATCGTCCGGTGCACTGATAAAGTCTGAGAGCCGTACCAGCATTTCATTTTGCTTGTACGTCTCACCGTCAACCTCTTCTCGCTTACCAAACTCCATCACTCCCGACTCAGCTACAATACCGATGTAGCCGTTGTCCTGTCGGTTGATGATCTCGTAATCGATACATGCCGGCATAGAGCCATCGTTATCGATGGTAGCCTCCAGGATACCCTCTTCGTTACGGCTTGCAGTAAACTCTTTTAAAGTCGTAGCATACTTGCGAGGATCGGGGCAGTAGATCTCAAACTCGCTAACAATGGCATTGATCCCCGGATCGGGAGTTTCATTCCCCGCCTTGGTACCGATAAAGTACTTGTCGGTTTCATCGGCAAAAATGATCTGCACCTGTTCGGCCAACAGGATCTGATTCATCTTGTTAAAAGCCAATCGGAAAGCAGCATTGTCTTTTGCGATCAACTGATAGCCGATGGTAATGGTACGGGGTGGATAGGTCTTGCCATAATAGACAGACCCATCGATTCCCGTGATTTCCTTCTCTTGGACTTCCGACTCCATGAGCTCTCGTCCGGATACATAGAGGGTTTGATAGCCAGGGATCTCGTCCTCTAAATACACACCGTTATACTTCATGGCCTCGGCCGGCAGTGCCTTACCGCCGGTCGGACCTGTAGTGGTATCTACAAAGTTGTACATGACTATCTAACCCCCTTTATACGATCTTTTATCTTGGCTCTTGCAGAGCCCTCTTTATCAAAGTCATCATAAGTGGCTTTGGCAAACTCACGTCCATTTACATCCAATGGTACCTCGATGGTGTAGTGCACATCATGGTAATAACTGTAGTCATCACTTAAAGATGCGTTGATACCGGCAAAGGCCATCTTAGGATTGGACAACTGCGGTATGTCAAACAATCCGTAGGCGGCTTTATGCACCTTACTGTGCATACCCTCGATACCATTGACCAAACCCTGTCCGATCCACATACCGTTTTTAGCCATGACTTTAGATGGCGAGCCGATACGTGCCTTAGCCTGGATAGCCGCATCCGCAGCAGCGGCTAACTGCGCTGCGACGGCTCTGACCGTACCCAACTGGGAGCGCATACCGTTGGCCAATCCGATACCAATATAAGCACCGGAGGTATAGGCTGCGGACTGTGCACTGTTGAGGACACTGATCATGGAGCTAACTGCGCTTTGTGCGATACTTGGCAACTGCATTAAACCGGACTGTACACTATTGGTAAAGTTTGTACCGATCGCTTTACCGGCGCTCTCAGCCTCGCCCTGTGCCTCTCTAAATGAGCTGACGAGTGATTGCATTGCCGAACTGCCTACTGCGCCAAGAGAGCTCAATGCAGAACCGACAGAGCTTGCTACGCTCGTCAATCCACTGATAGCCAACTGTGCCGACTGTGCACCGGAGGCAAGACCGGCAAACGCGGCCACTGCTCCTGTGATCACAAGCATATAGCCGATAAATACGGCCGTAGCCTGTTGCACTGCTGCGTTAAGCATGGCCATTGTCATCGTAAAGGTCATGGCGCTCACTGTGGATGCAGCAAGGGTCGTAAATGCCTGCATGGCATTTGTCGCAAACGTTTGGATCTGCTCACTGACGGTTGTCAGCTGAGGACCTAACTGCGGTAAGGTTGTGGATAATGGAGTGACCGCTGCGTTGATCGTTGTCAATGCAGTAGCAGCCACTGTACCATTTTTGCTCACTTGCTTGATTCCGTCCGCAAATTGTTTCATTCCGGTTCCGGCCTCAGCCAATCCACCTGACATAGCCGTAACACCGGCCAACGATGCGATAACAGCAGCCATTGAGGCGGCCATATCGAACAAGTTTAATTTAGTGATACGTTCCAGACCTTTTGACAGCTCATTAAAACCTTTTCCAGCGTTAAGTGCTGCATCACCGATAGAGTCGATGATGTTGGCCAAGGAGTCAAGTACGCCACTGATGGCATTGCCAATAGAGTCAATAATCTTGGACATACCGTCTGTTACGCTTGTTACAACGTCACTGACGGCCGTACCTAAAGATGTAACTACCTCAGAGATGCCTAAACAGGCGGTTTTAACGGCGTTCCCCACCGACTCAAAAATGCCCGGCAGTAAGCTCAGCGCGCTGACGATACCGTTGACTACAATCTGTACGATCGGCGCTACCGAACTGATCACGTTGGCTACACCGTTAAGTACCATCTGCAGTCCCTCGCCCTGTGTACCAACTAAGGCAAGTGCAGCACCAAACATTAAGGCAGCTGCGCCAATAGCCAGCCAGGTCGTTGGAGGGATCATGGCCAACGCACTACCTAACCCTCTTAAGGCAATAGCAATACCCTCGCCGATTCCTTTGGCAAGAGTAGCTAAGGCAGTACCAAGTGACTCGATCACTGGCGCTAATCCCTCTAATACCGACTTGATAGCCGTGCCGAGGGATTCAATGACTGTAGCCACGCCTTCGAGAGCTGTTTTGATGCCTTTTCCAATGCCCTCTGCTGCGTCAGCAATGGCCTTACCTGCGGTTTCAATGACATCGGCAATACCGGTAAAGATAGTTTCGATGATGAGCGCAATTCCCTCACATGCACTTTCTATTGTTTTAGTAATGCCGGTAAAAACAGTTTCGATTGTTATGGCGACACCCTCGAAAGCGCTCTCTATGGATTTTGCAATACCCTCCCATTTGTCTTTGATGGCACTTGCTCCTCCAGAACCTCCATCGCCAGTTGGATCAGGTTGTTCAGGCTGATCTTGTTTGCCAAAAATCTTTTTAAGAGTGTCTTTTAAACCGTTGCCCTCTTTGATAGAGTCCCAAAGCTTTTTAACGTTGCTGCAGAGCCCCTTAACACCAGCAATGGCACCTTTAGCCGAATTACCAAAGCTCTTGACCTTGTCAATAGCCGGTTTGATCAGTTTATAACCTACATAGGCCTCAAACAGTTTTTCGATTACGTTTGTAAACAGCTTGATTACTTCTGGATCGAGGCTTGCGATAAAGTCTGCAATCTTGCCGATAACCAAAGAGAGTTGTGTAGCCAGGTTACCCATAAAGTTGGCAAATTGCTCAATCGCTCCGGATTCTGCCACGGCGTCAACTATATTTTTGATAGCATCCTTAACCTTAAAAAGTGTATTGATTGCTGTTTCTATAGCACCCGTCTCTTTAAATGTGTTCCAGGCTTCTAAGACGGTATCCTTAAGCTTCCGAACAGTTGTAATGATATCGTTACAAATATCATTGACATTTTCGACCGTAGCAAATTTATTTACTACTAAAGCTATGTCCGTTGAGATTTGCATGAGCACATCGTGGATAGAGCCAAAAGTAAAGGCTATGGTTTCGGCGATTTTTGAGTTAATTACTACTCGTACCAATCGCTCAAATACCGTCGAGCAGATACTTAATGCCTCTGTTGTAGAGTCAATGGCTCCGGTGCCTTTAAACACCTTAAACACTCGGTCTGCTAGACTGGCTATGGTCTTAAAGGACTTTTCTATGGATTTTAATACCTCAGGTTTGAATACGTAGTCGATACCATTGGACGACTCCATAAACGCCCCTCGGACGTCATAGATAGCGCTTTTGATATTGTCCAAGACGTCAACAACACCACCAAAACCTTTGGAGTTAATGATGTTGTCCACTGCCCCAATGACAGCCATCTCAAAGTTTTCCACGGCCGACTTGATGTTAGTAAAGCCTGTCCGAATCGTCTTACTTGCATCCTTGGCCGTTTCGGCAAAGCCTCCTGTTTCGGTATCGCACTCGATCAGGGCTTTGTTAAAGTCGTCAAAGCTGATCTTGCCGTCTTTCATCGCGTCATACAGCTCTAAAGTATTACCGCTTGCGATACCCAATTTCTTGGCCACTTTAGTCAATGCCGGTGACATAGTCTCCTGGAGAGTACGCCATGACTCTAAGTCCGGCTTACCGGTGGCAAGCATTTGCGAGTACTGTTGAGTAGCACGAGCCGCGTCCTCTGTAGATGCACTCGATGATAGTAAGGCATCATTCAAGGCGATGGCCGTGTCGGTGGCCATATTCATATCACCGGTCACTGATGTCATGACCTGTGCATTTTTAACGATGTCAGACAGTGACGTTGGCAAGCCTTGTACCGCTGCATTTAGCTTAGATACCGCCGCTTGTGCGTCCTCTGTGCTAAACCCTAAGCTTTTCATAACCTTCGGATATGTGTGCAGCGTATCAAATCGGGTGATGGCACCATCTAGGGATGTTGTCAATGTGTTCATGGCCACGCCTAGTGCTTTAGTCACACCGACACCGGCTACGATCGACTTGACCCTGTCACCAAAGGTTTCGGCCACGCCCATCGCTCTTTTAAAGGTGGATGACATGTTTTTGTCGGTAGCGCTCAGTATGGCGCTAATGCTAAACTTTTCAGCCATTGCCTTCACCTTCTTTCTTCTTTTTGATCAAAAAGTCCCTCAGACGTGAGAGACCCTTGTTTGTTTCATTTTCAATTTTCGCGGTTGGATGCAACACCTCTCTAACGGCCCGGTCATAGTCAAAGAACTTGATAAACCGGTCATAGACAGGACGTCTTCTTTTACCGCTTTTCTTGGTCGCCTGTACCTCAAAGTTTTTAAAAGCCTGTAAATGGATTAGATACGCATCATCCACTGCTTTGAGCTCTACGGCCTGCATCAGCAGGTTGTACTCCGGTATGGTGAGTTGGTCCACCTCATCAAGGCTCCTAAAATTGAGGTATCGAAAACAATTCAAGGCGATCATTTTATACATTTCGTCAAAATCTACTGATTGGCTTTGTCCGTACCCACCGTGCCCATCAGATTCGCCATCGCTTTTTTGGACACATTGGCTTGTGATAAAAAATCGATCACCGTTTTAAACAAGGCATCGATATCGGTATCGTCATCAACGATGTAGTCCTCAATATCTGCTCTTTTTAATCGAGGTGTCTGCCCTTTGTTAAGCATATCGATGACATCGGCCAACGCTTCCACATCGCCATCGATCAGATTGGCAAAATAGATGGTCATGCCGACTTTCTTTTCTTGTTTGATGTCGTCAATCTGTACTTTAGCCTTGCTGTTGATCTCTCTTAAAAAGCCAAACCCGGCAACCAGTTTATAGACCTCACCATTGATGGTTAATTCAATTGCTTTCATGTTTTCCTCCTAGATACAAAAATTTTGGGAGCCCCAGTTAAGGGCTCCCGTTTGATTCTGATTATTAAGCTCCTGCCTGTGTCGTATCTTTAAATACAACGTCAGCAGCTTCTTCTTGCTCAGCGGATAAGGTTGCATATCCATCAGCGCCTTTACCGTTAGCACCGTAAGTCAAAGAGACTTCGACCATATCCTCCGCGCTGGATGAGTAAGTAATCTCTGTGATATATCCCTGGTAGTATTTTGCTTTATACTTGCCTTCGTTTGGTGACGTTCCTGGTTCTGCACGATTGACTTCCCAGCACTCTACCAACTCATCATCATCCATTGCTTTTTCCAGATCAGCCAAAATCGTGTCACCTTTCGACAAAATCGATGTGGATGTGATTTCTTCCTCGGCGACTCCCGGAGTACGGATAGACCCGGATTTCGTAGCTGTCGAATCGGCATCCTTGGATTTGGTGCGCTCGTTTTCTGTGGCGAACATCAGCAAAGTAGCTGCATTGGATGAGGCTTTGCTCAACACTCTAAACAAATATACTAACTGCTTACCCTGTACGGCCTCCGCGAATTGCTGCAATTGGAAAGGACGTAATTTCAGGGCATACAAATCTTTTTTCTTGTACATTTCTAGACCTCCTTTTGTCCTGTCATTTTGTACGTAAAATCGATGACCCCATGCAGTAATGGGGTGTTAGTCGTGTCATCGTTTAAGATCCGTTGACTGGAAGTAGTCAACATCCAACTGTAGGACTTGGTGCCTGTAATCTTAAAAGCCACTCGCTTGATGTCGAGTAACATTTTTGACACCGTACCTCGCTGTCGGACATTGTTATGCCAGACGTGGATCGTTTGTGTGACATCGGCCAATACCGCATTTTTGATGCCTAAGTCATCGGTCATTTGGCTATCAGCCAAATATACAAAAGGGTATGGCGTATCTTTCGGCGGTAGCATACCGTCATAAACGTCATACCCTAGTTTTTTTAGCTCGACCAATAAGGTCGTAAATAACTCCTGTTGTGGGTCCATCTAGTACCACCTCATTTCGTGAGCTTTTTAAGATCTCTCTTAAAATCCTTTTTCTGTGCCTCAAAAGCCGGTTTTACAAAAGGCTGCGACTCCATAAACCGAGTACCAAACTCCAAATATGGAGAGTAATGTGTAGTCGGCCCTGCCTCGTATCCGAAGCCTCCCTGTATCTTCTCACCGTGGATACTTCTACGGGTGGCCCCGGTAGGCTTTACAAACTTCTTGCCCTCATAATGGCCGTGGAAATCAGCATTTTGAACCATTTTTTGCTGCATTTGAGATCCGTGTTTACTTACCACTGTTTTGACATCGTTAAGGCTTGCGTTCTTTTTAAGGCGCTTCTCTAACTTGTCTAAGCCTTTAACCTTTACACTGATTGCCATCACTGCACCTCCGACACGATAAACGACTGTTTGACTCGTAAGCGTCTTGTACGATCCACCCGATAGACCTTGTCACCAACACGGATATTGTCAAAGATCCGGTCATAGTGGTTTTGAATCGTCAAGGTCAGGGAGCCTTGTCGGATATCGCCGTAAACAAGCTTCATGGTTTCTGTCTGCGTGTCCATGACAGAGGCCATAGCCTTTGTTTCGGATACTTCGTCATCGCCATAATTGCCCGTTGACTCGTCATAGTCACCAGGTGTTACAGTTCTAAAAAAGATGGGTGTATCGTATCTCATAAAAAGCGTATCCTGCCTTTTGACTCATCAATTTGCTTGTCTCGCCATGCCTGGATGTCGTCAGCGAAATCGGCAAAATCATTGTCCTTAAAAGACCAGGACTCTCCCTCTACGGAGTGTGAGGTAGCGCCCTCTGAGCCGATACGGTTATACCGAGTGACGGCAATCTCGACCTCGATATACACTAACTCCTGCGGCACAACATCAACGCCCAAGAGAGCCTTTAAACGGCTCTCTGTAAGTGCAATGATCGTACTCAACTGAGTGGAGTCCTCGGTCAGTCCAAGCATGGATTTAATATCGTCAATTACCGCCATACGATATCACTCCTTACTCGGAAAACGTGGCTTTGGCAAAGTTAAAGGTTACAACAGACTCACCATCAACGATGACCTCAAAGGTGTCGGTTTTAGTAACTCTAAAGACGTTCATAGCTTCCCATGCGATGTCTTTTTTCGATTCCTCACCATTTTTCTTAAAGGTCATTTTAGTACCGGTCTTCGTGAGTTTGAATGGGAAGAAATAGCCTTCCTGTTCGGCCGGTACGGCCTCATTAAATTGTGTGTAGCCAGTCACATGCTTGAGAGTACCCAACACTGTACCATCCTCAAGCACCTGGACATCCTCACCGATTAGTGAGCTTACACGTTTACCGTATAGGGTCTGACCTTGTGTCGGTATGGTCAGTACGTCAGACCCGATTATTCCCCCGCTTTTGTGACCTTAGCGACTGCCTTTTTGTTGTCATTAGGGATGTAGCATCCGGATTTACCATGTCCCTGTAAAGCCACGCCATCGAAATCCTCAGACTCGATCGTACGAGTAGTATTGATACCAGTAAAGGCTTTAGCTACACCCTCCACGTAAGCGTAGATGATTTCATTTTCCTGGAAATATTCTTCCGGTACTTCCTGGATCTGGAATCCCTTGAATTTAAGGATTTCATTATCATCGATGTTAACGGTGGAGTTTTTGGAAGTCGTAGTCAAACCAGAATCCACCAAAGCGTTGTAAACATCCGGAGTAACTTTTGCCTTTTTAACACCGCGAGTCTTAGCGTTAACAAAATATTTAGAAAGCTCATTAAAGGCTTTAATGATATTTGTAGCGTCGATCGTAGCAGATCCTAATGCAATAGTCTTTCCGGCGTTGTCAGAAATAAATTTACCATGCTGTGCGTTAAAGCGCTCAGTGACGGCCTGTGCCTGCAGATCCAAACGATCAGCGATAGCCTCGTCAAAGTCAGCGTTTACAGTGGATCTGTCAATACCCTCATGGAAAGCCCATTCGTCAGAGTATGAAACATCGATATCGGTATAGATGACCTCTGTACGATTACCAAAGCGGTTGCTTTTTGCCGTACCTGTACCAAATGCCTTAGTATCAGTTTTATCGTAAGTACCAACGGCTACGGCGATGTCAGAAGTTTTTACCGAAAAGGCTTTCGCAGAGCTCTTGACTCCGTCGAGTGCTTCCAACCCCCCGGCAAAAAAGTCATCAAAATAAGCCTGTACGCCAAACACTGCCGTTAACAGCTCTTTAAACTGTGGCATGTAGGTACGTACACCCAAGTTGTTATTGTCGCCAGATGCGAACATCTGCAAATTAAATGGTTTAGCTAATGCAAAATTAGTTTTCATGTTCTTTTCCTCCTATCTGCGATATTTAGCTAGTTTTTTTGCAAAAACGTCCTTTTCCTCCGGATCTTTGTTGTAGGATTTTGGTGTGTGCCCGGTAGCTCTTTCCACCTCTACGGCTTTACGATCAGCCTGGATGATAGCCACAAATTTTTGGATACGTTCGTTTGTTTCTTCTGCTGTTTCCCCAACGACAAAATCCAAAATGTCCTGTGTGGCCGTAATATTGTGGTCGGTCTGCAATGTCGTAGCAGCTTCTTTGGCTAGGTCAGCTTTTAATGCCTCTTTCTTCAAAGCCTCAATTTGAGCTTGCAGTTCAGCGTTCTTTTGCTGTGCCTTTTCAAATTCGTACTGCTTTTTCTGTTCGGCATTCATTTTGGCTAATTTCTGAGCCTCGGTTTTCGCCTCTTCGATTTCTTTGTCCTTCTTTTCGGACCATTCGGCATATTTTTTATTGATGATTCGGTCCACATCTGCATCCGTGTACTTCGGCTTTACCTGTCGTTCCTGTGTCGGTTCCTGTGGTTTAGGTTCAGCTGGTTTTGGCTCCGTTGTTGGTGTCGGAGTTGGATCAGCCGGTGCCGGATCATCCGCAAAGATCTGTAAGTTAAAAGGTTTCGCTTTCGCAAAGTTGATAAATTGTTTCATGTTTTTTCCTCCTAATGTTTAACCTCTGAGGCCTCAGAGGGCTCTTCATACTCCTAAGTTTTGAGTCTTTTGGACGTAGGACTTAATGCTTTAATTGACCCCGTACAGTTTCATGTCGTGCACGGCCTGGACATAAAAAAAGACCTGACTACATATCGCTCAGGTCATGATTTATAAACTTAGGCAGTTTCCTGTGAGGTGGATCTTTCACCCTTATCAGCTCCTTTTTCTGTTTACCGCAAAAAATGCACGTCCGAATACGTATCTCGGTCATGCACTGATTGTCCTTATCAAAAAATATCTTTTGGACGTTCTCTGTCCATCGATGATTACACATTTTTACAAAGTCCCTTGAAATTTAATTAAATTACCAGTCGGTTATGGATACATAATCGCCGTACTGCGCTTCAACGCCTCTAACGCCAATGCGAAAGATATCGATTGAGCTACCGGCCCACTCGTCAACTCGTTTGATCCGCAGCTTTTGGGGCTCGTCATACTCATAGATCTCGGACGATGATAGCTGTAAGGCGTTGATCAGCGTGCACCATAGAGTTGATACGGCACTGCAGATGATGTCTTTTCCAGGCTCGGCATAATTGGCATGACCTGTTATTGTGATTTCACAGTCATCATCTGTCTGATGGATATTGATGTGGATCATAGCTCATCTCCTCCGTTTAATTTGACGTATTGGTACTAATCGCAGAATTTGCACTCTTCAGATCTAGGCAATACTACAACTCTCTTAGTCGAGCTTTTGGGAAGATAGGATGTCGATACATCGATTTCTACAGCATCCCCCGGAGTAAGAAGCATAGAGATACTGACACTAGTCTGTAAATCATAATCACCTGCAATCTTTTCAGCATTATCTATCAGGGATTGCCCGCAATCTTTTATTGCCTGAATCCAAGCCTCTTGTATTTCTTTTTTAGTCATATTCTTCCTCCAATAAAAAAGCCACCCGTTATGGGTGGTATGAAAATCACTATTTTTTCAACGAATACGTCGATGGCGAACCACAGTAGGGACAGAATAAGTCATCATCTGCCAAAATACGATGCTCACACATAGCTGTCTTCATTTCAGAACACTTATTTGGTGCTTTTTCTAATTTATATCCGCATTTACTGCAGTATTCTTCTAGGCCGTCGTATCCTTTGCCGCAATGTGGGCAAACTTTTATTCCGTGCATATTTCTACCTCGCTTACCTTAAAAAACTATTTAAAGTATTTGCGCAAATCCTCATCAAGCTTTCGAGAGATTTCCATAGCTTTATCATCATATAGAGGCTTTTCTGCCCCAATATCAGTGGTATCATCCATCACCAGGTATAATTTTTCTTGTTTTTCTGCCACAGAAATCACCTTCTTTCATACTTAAATGTCTCAGAGTCGTACAATTTATCTGTAGCGAACAGCTCTGATTGTTTCTTTCCATATATTTCCTTGAAGTCATTATAAGCTCTTTGATAGTATGATTCAATATCAAAGTTTCTTTCCGGATCATATGCTAAGTTAATGTCACCGTTATGACAAACCGCCATTTCCATTTTTACAAAATCAAACTGAAACATCGTTTTCAAATCCTTGTAGGATAATCGACTATTATTTGGGTGATTGTGCACGATAAGTATTTCCGCTTTTGAATCAACTATTCTGCGATATTCGTCCTCGGTAAAACCGGATTTCCCCGGCTTAGTGGCTGAGGTATTGAAAGCAATAATTTCTCCCGTTCTTAAGTTGATTGCCGCTATATCTTCACAATCTGTGCCGTCACGATGTTCAAGCATTTTCATTGCAGTTTGATAAGCTGCTTCTCTTGCTTTCTTGCCAATTTGCACTTTATCGAATTTATCATGATATGCCTTGGTGTTGACAAGCGATCTGTTAACCGCCCTTAATTCAGACATATCGTCTCCCAAATAGTTTTTTTCAGATACAAACGTCGTTTCGTCATGCTCCAAGTATTTACTTTTCCATTCTTCAAACGTCAATCCATGCTCGTCAATGCCAGCCAACCATTCGTCAAAGTCCTCTGTATCCATATACGGCCCTGTGCTGCATCGACAGTTAGGATGCATCGGCGATATGTTGATTCCCGGCTCTGCATCCTTGACCTTGAAGTGCTCACCATCCAAAACAGCACATACTGGACAGGCATCTCCCAAAGCATGGAAGATGTACTCGTCAAACTCTGCTTTTTCGTAGGACTTTAACTGCGCCTCAGACTGGACTCTTGCAAGCTCAGTCCTCAGTAATCTTTCCGCTTGCCCTCTTGATACGTCAAAGATTTTGCGTATGTCTTTGATGTAATCTCTTGGGTTTCGGCCCTGGATCAAAGCGTTAGTTAGGATGTTGCTTAGGTTAGATCTTAGCATAGCTTGATTGGCCCATATCCTGTCGCTAAAGGTGGCGTTGTGAAATGAGGCATTGACTATGGAGTGCACCATGTCTGCCTGGTCAAGCAAGGACTCGCCAAGAATACCGGCCTGTCGCTTGATCTCGTCAAGTGTGCGCCCCTCAAGCTTGTCCTGCATAAACTGATCTAACTCATCTGCCGTAGCGCAGGACTCTAAGGCTATCTGGTACATCAATAACTGCTGGTAGTTGACTCTCATGGTCAAATTGTAGAGTCGCAGCTCTTCGTTGGCCCGATCAGAAAAGTCTTTTTCCTTGACGTACTTGGCCGCCATTTCGGCAAATTCCTGTACATCCATCTTGGATACACGTCGTTTGGCCTCGGCCATCGTGATACCCTCTTTACCGGCATACCTCGTATAAAAAGCATAGATACGATCCTCTATGGCGTTTAGCTCTTGCCGATACAAGGCTTTTATACGCTTTTCATACTCTTTCTCATCCTTAATGTTTTTCTTTCGCTGCTCTTCCTCACGCTCTCGCCAGTAGTCCGCATTATTCTTCGGCATTTACCTCATCCTCCTGTGGCTGTTGAGGCTGCTGAGGTTCTTGCGGTTCTTGTGGATCTGCCGATTGCTGGAAGTATTGCGTCATGACCTGATCAGGTCCTTCGTCCTCTTCTTCGATACGCTCTAATTCTTTGTCCGGATCATCCACGATGGACAATACGGAGAGCTGTGTCTTGTGCGATACGATACCGCTCAACTGACTTGCCATCTGCGCCTCTTCCATTTTGTTGTTCGGGATGTTTCTCGTGGTTTGGATCTTGATGTCTTTCCACGCCTCTTTATCCGGTACGTTGGTAGCCAGGGAGCAAAAGATTTTGTAACGCTTTCGTAACGATTTCTCGATCTTGCGGTCAAACCCTAATGCCAGGTTGCTCATGGCCTGTAATTTGTAAGCCAACGCTACACCACTCGTCACATTACCGTAAGACTCATCACTGATGTTTGCTACCATCGATGTCTGATAGATCAGCGTTTCCAATCGATTCAAGAGGTTTTCCTGCGTGCCGTCTGCCGTCGGTTTTTGCAAAAACTGTACAAGTACGTCTTTGGCATCGTCCGTACCGTAGATGTTGATGATTCGGTCATCACGGATGCGCCGTACACCGTCCTCATCTACCTCAGCTCCCAAGATAGCCATATAAGCCTCAGCAAAAGAGTCCACATCGTTAGCTTTCTCGCCGATGGCATGATTGTACGATTCGATCAGACCGGACACCTCTTCATACAGACCGATGCGATCATCATTCATACGATATTCGACTACCGGTATGTAGCCATATGGGTTTGTATAGCTTTCCGATGTTTTTTGGCCTTTGTCAAACGGTTCGATTTTGTCACGAGTTAAGATCTCGCCATACAAGCCGCCGTCTTTGTTTTCTGTCTTTGATTCACCGTCCGTGTCATGGTAGCCGTAACGTACCGCAAACAAGGCTCTCGATTTAAGCGTGTCATCATATACAACAAACAGCTCATCTGGTCCAAGTACCCGCATTTTGGTCCTGGCCTCTTCGTCCTGGTACAGGTACTCAAAGGCATGACCATAGATGCAGACCTTTTTAAAAAGTTCATACTCGTGGTCTGTGATCTCGTTGTCACGCTCAAATTCCGTAATGGCCTCCTGGATCTGCTCGTCATCATGTGTTTTCTTTATCGGTATTCCATAACCGTACCCCAAAAAAGTCTCTGTAATATAACGAGGGAAATTGACGGCCAATCGGTTGTCCGGTTTCCATTCTTCTTTTTCTGGTGCATTGAATACGTCATGGAATCCTTTGTAAAGCTTTTCGAGGTACCTGTACCTCTGCATCCGCTTTTGATGCTTGTCTATATACTTACGTACTAAACTTAGGGACACGCCGTTTGCTACCTCGGCAGGATCGCATACCAACGCATCCGGTAGTCTGTATGGCCTTTTTGATTTAGCTGCCATGTTAGATACCTCCTTTAAATGTTTTTACCTTCGGAGCGCCTTTCTGCAAGTCGCTCACTGCATATCTAAGGGCATCCATCAAGTGGTTAAAGTCATCAATCGGTACGTTGATGCGGTCACCAAACTTGTCGGAGTCCCACGTATAGTTGTTGATCTCAGTCAAAAAATTGACACATCTTGGATGCACAATAATCTGATAGTCCTGGATGTACTGGATGCCGTTGTTGATTGAGTCACGGCCTTTTCTGGCACCGTGGACTCGCAGACCAAGCTCCCTCAGCTCATCGATGGATTTCGGTTCCGCTGAATCAGCCGTGATCTTTTCCTTTGCGTACCCCGCATCCTGGATCTCCTGGTAGATCATCCGATTGGTCAGACCCTTTTTGTAGATCTCGTCCCAGATATAAATCTTTTTGGCATCCTGATCGATAAACCCAATCAAAAAAGCGGTCGGATCATTGGTGTAACCAAAGTCCAAACCGCTGATGGTTTGACAATGTCGTATATCGTCAAGCGTAAAAGACCGCTCAACCCAGTTCTCGTAGATCAACCCCTCGACGATTCCCCAGTCCCCCAAGCCGGCAACCCGGTAACGTCTAGGATTGTGCAGTCGCATATCCTCAAACAGTTTAAGGTCGGATGCGTCCAACCACTCATTGCACTTGTAATTTGTGGTCATGGCAAGGATGTTGTCATCCTGCCAGTCAAAAAAGCGATGCTTTATCCAGTGCTTTTCGTTCCACGGGTTGAATGTGATGATCCACTGCTTGTATAGCGGATCGGGAATGGCACCACGGATTGACTCATCGATCATGTCAAAATCTTCCTCTTTCAGGAGTTCGTAGGCTTCCTCTAGCCATGCCCAGCACAAGTATCCTTTATCAACGGAGATAGAGGTTACTTTTAGTGGGTCATCAAGCCCTCGAAACAGGATCTTTTGACCGGTTGGCTTGTAGGTGATCTCTAACGGTGATAATCTCGTCTCCCAAAAGTCATCCACCTCAAATCGATGTATGGCCCATCTCAGATCGCTAAAGCAGCTGTCCTTGAGAGTACGATAGGTCTTTCGAAACACAATGGCATTTGCCTTTTTGTATTGTGGCTGCATCATTCGATAGATGAGTTTTAGTGCTGTAGTCTTTGATTTTTTCGAGGCACGGGAACCTTTGCAGACTAGATAACGGCCCTTAAAGTCCCAAAACTCTTTATAGCCTTTACCGACCTTTTCCGGCAGATAGATCTTTTTTGTTTTCACTCCAGATCATCCTCGCCGCTAAACTGTGGCACCACGATATCCATCGATACGTTGTCTTTAAACATCCCATATCTTTTCCCTAGCAGTTCCGCCGCTCGGATACGGTCTTTTTCTTCCGGATGTTTTTCCACAACAACCTGGTACCCATCGCCATTGAGTTTTAACACTTCCGACTTTGATTTACCACGCACCACAGAAGTGAGGTACTCCTCGATCTCCTTGATGTCAGCTGTATTCTTATCGTGTATCTCAGCTTGCTTTTTTTGGATGTACTCTCTGACATCCGGCCTTTTTAACAGCTTGGATGCATTGGATCTTGCCGTAATATCGGACTTGCACGTCTTGTACACACGCTTATAAGCAGCGCTGGCATTGAGCTCTTTGTCTTTTAAATACTCTTCGCAAAACAGCATCATTTTCTCGGTCATAGGCTACCTCCTTTCCGTCATGCCTGGTGCTGACTCGGTCGCCAAAGATAGGAGAGCGAAAAGCGCCGGTCAGCTGTTGGCATCAAAAAAGGCCGACTAATAAGCCGGCTAATTTTTTAAGGTTTGTCGAATAGAGATTCTGTGATGATTAGGTAAGTTCTTTAACTGATTACGCCAATAATTATACAAAGAACGGTCTTTATATCATCTACGTCTTTTTATCTTACTTTTCGACACTATCACTTTAACACACTTGACAGCGTAGTTTACTACGCGATGATGCGTTTGATCAAAACAATCATGCTTTGATACGGATTCTCGTAGTGGTGATCAATGGACAGTCGCTTGTACGATACTCCCCGGAAAAAAGCATCGGCAAAGTCCAGCTCTTGCCTTGTACAGACAAGCTTGAGTTTCGTATAGTAATCATCGGCCTCTTTCCGACGATCCACAAACTTATCTCGCTCTTTTATAAGTTCCGCCTCGTCTGTCATCAATCCAAGCACCAGTGATGACTTATCTGCGTGGCTCTGGACTTTTGGTAAGTCGCCGTGCCCCTGAGGGCAAGAGGGCTCCGATATAGTCCGGATCTCCTCATGCACTCTTTTCAGGTCGAGATCAATACCCTGGATGATCTTTTGATATCGTCTCAGGCTCTTGATCTCGTGGAGTATGTACTTTGCTTTATCGTCTGTCATGTTGCCTCCTACGATCGCGGTCTTTTCTTTCTCTGTATCCTCTAATGTTACTTATGGTTTCCTGTAGATTTCGGATCGTAGTTTGTTGCCCGAAATACGCTCTCTCCAACTGCTCATGTTGCTCAATGAGTTGGTAATGCTCATCGACTAACCGCCTCAAGTCCTCCGCCTGGTTTTTGACGTAGGATGATTTACGGCTGTTACGCTCCAAAAGCTCGATACAGTCAAGGTAATGGCCTTTATTCATCCCGACGGCCTCCTTTTGTGATCGTTTGGATCAAAGTCTGCATAATCACTACGATCACAAATGCTAGAAATACAATTAAGGCTATTAAGCCTAGACCTTTAACGGTCTCGATCAACATATCAATCATGATTCATCCACCCCATACTTTTGGCTGTAAAATAAATAGCCTCGATCTCTTTGGCACTCAACACTACACTGTTGCTGCTCTCATCGGTAACAGCGACCTGTCGGCCCTGCATATCAAAGGCAATGGTCTGATGACCAACGGCCTTAAAATAGTTTTTGACCACGCCGACGATCTTGTTACTCCGGTATCCAAGCTTGTGCCAGAGGACGGCAGGATTGTATTTCCCGCCGCTCATTTTTGGTCACCTCCGGAACTACTGCCAAAAGCATTTGCGATTGCTGTCATAGTTTCTGCCCACTGAACTAATAAACTTTTCATCCCGCTATTATCGATCAGCTGAAATCCGGCGTCATCAAACATCCTATGCAGCTTGTTACCCGATACAAATCTTTTAGCAATAGCAATAGCCACACCTTTTTCCGGATCAAACGGCTCATCCGTGTTACATTTTGCGACGGTCTTGGTACCGTCACTCCAAAGGATCACTGTCGCCGGTCCGTTTACGATCAATTTTCGTGGCTTCGGCAATGAAAACGGAAGCCCTGTCTGTTTGTCGATAAAACTTATTTCTATTTGTCCCATTTTTATTCCTCCTTTTTTATGCTGCTGGCATCATGGCGCTTTGATCGCCATATGCAAATTTAATAGTCAGATCCTGGATCAACCGCTCCACACCCTTGCTATCAAGATAGCCATTGGTAAATATCTCGGTATAGGTCTCGCCGTCAAACGAGTTTTTGACAAAGCGCGCCTCAAACGGATGATCCTTGTCGCCTCTTGTGAGGATCTTTGATCCTTTGGCCTTGTACCATACGATCAGCTCATAAGGGCCGTGGATCTTAAACCGCCATGAGGCAAGCACCGTATCGCCAAAAGTGCGGCAAGACTGGCTGCTCGGCTTAAAGCCGACGTCTAGCTTAGGCTCCATAACCCTGCACCTCCTCATCCAGCTCGTTTAGCAGATTAGCATCCTTTCTTTTTGATACTCGCACCCAGTAAGGGCCGACTCGCGTATGCGCGTATCGTTGGTACTTGTGGGTTTGACTGTAAATTTAAGTAAATAAAAGGAGGTTACTGAAATCACGCAAGCCGGTCCTTACCAGGTACAAGGTTAATGCTATTTAATCGGTGGAGCTAAACCACCACAGACGAGTATCAGGAAGATCTGCAAGACCCAAAGTGCCAGGATAAACAGTATGTCTTCTTTGTGGATCATAGGCTCTCATCCTCCAATTCGTCTAACTTTCCGGAGAGTACCAAAGCCACCGACTCACATATAATCCGCCATTTCAGAAGTTCCAACACTTCAAAAGTTATATGCTTTGGATGGTCAGATCTTTGCCCTTCTGTTTTTTGGGTACTCATACCAATCAGGGTATAAACAGCGTTTTTTAACGCCTTAACATTGGCTTTCTGTTTCCCGTCTTTTAAAAAATCCCACATACCATCTTGGATTTCATTTGCCGGATTTTCCATAGTGTTGAGTCCTCCTTTCGAGTTCTTTTCGAGTTTTTTCGAGTTCCACTCGATTAGTTCACTTCTTCATAAGTCTTTTCAAAGATATCCGGCTTACACGGATAGAACTCCCCGTTGACGCCCTCGATAATGTAATCGCCAATGCTTGCTTCATGAGTTCCCTCTAAGGTTTCAATCGTCAGTTCTATCCCTTCTAGTATTTCCGACTCACCCGGTAAAAACATGTTTATGCTTTCTTACCTGGTGTTGAAATTCTGCTTTATCGCAAAAATTCAATATTTCTGTATAGTTGGAGTATGCTCTGTGATACTGGGTCATCCATCTGCATTATCAACCGGATTGCCTTTTCCATTGCAAGTATAAGCATATCCGATTGATGGTCCAGTTCATCTTTCAAGGCCGTGAGGTCCATGATCATGTGGGCGTTCCGCTCTGTATCGGTGTGGCCGGACTGCGTGCCATCGGATTCAAATCCTGCACTTCCACCTTCTATCTGGGCTTGCAAGGTTGCAATCTCTTCACGCTTTTCCTTTATTTGATATGATATCTTTCGAATACATCTTAAATACTCTTTTGCGTCCATCTACTTACCACTTATTCGCGCCCGTGTCTTCAACCCTTGAAAGTTGATCCTGGCCACATCATTTGTTCCATTATACTTTCCGTAATGCGATAATCGCGAAAATATCTGATTCTTGCGGCATCCTAAATACTTGGCTGTCTCAGCCGCTTCACCAACAAAAATGCATGTCTCATTTTCATCGTACACAGCATGTAGTTTTTCTTCTTTCATAGCACTTTCTTCCCTCCGATCGCATCAAAAGCTTTAGACTGCTCGAATACCTTCTCGCATGATCTCATCGTCATATGGTGATCGATCACGTAATCGAGAATTTCCTGTTTGCCGAATTTCCGTATCGAATCCAAGCGCATCAGATCGGCCTTCGATATGCCATACTGGATACACAATCCTCCAAGCTCCATCTGTCTCTTAATGTTCTTGTCCTGGCTCTCATTCTTGTTTTTTGCACCGGATCCGATCGGCATTTTTCTCCTAGTATTCGGATTGGCGTACATGGCCTCCTCGATAGCATCGATGGTCCGCAAACTGTCAAGACAATTAATGGCCTTGATAAATTTACGCTTGGTCGCTCCTTTGACCTCTTTGCCTCTCTTTATCCGCTCATATGTTTCGGCCGGGATGGCCGCATAGCTGTATAACAGATGTTCTTTCAGTTCCGGATATTTTTCCAGGAACTCAAAAAGCACTTTCTGCTCTGGTGTTTTGGTCTTCGTCATGATTACACCTCCTCTACTTTCTCAATGCTTCTATTAGTCTTTTTTGAGACACATCTTTTTCTTCCAATGCTCTTCTCATATCTTCATCGATCGTACCTTTCGCGATCAGATTAACATCTTTATCTCCTTTTTGGTCTGTATTTATTTAGCCATTTTCTATGGCAAGTATACGAACAAAAATACAATGGCTTGCCATGATCATTCACTCTATACGTCCAGTCATGTGGCAAAGAAGAAATGATCTTCTCTTTTCCACACACCGGACATTTGATTGTTTTAAATTTTTGAATCTTCATTTAGTAAATCATCTCCGAACCAGGCATTTTTAATGAAGCATTCTTATCGTTCATTTTTGCTTATTTTTTCGATCGTGATTGGAAATACTTTTACCGTAGAAGTTCCATATCCGAGATCTTCTTTGATGTAGTAATCCAAGCCATCGTTTACGACTTCGCCAATTACTTCCTTCCCATCAAAGCTTTTTGCTTTGTACAATTCCTTTTTAGGATTCATCATTAGTGTCATTTTGTTCCTCCTTTTTTTTCTTTCTAATCGATTGTTTGTATCGAAATATAAATTCCAGGTATTTCTGCCCAGAATTTTTCCACTACTTCTGACACCACCAATGCATCATCATTCCAGTAATGGAGCCGTGTCATTCCGTCCTTGAGCATCTTCTGAAGGTTGTCTGTATCCGGCTTGGTATTTCTGTATTCACCATCACGATGCTTGCCTGTAATAGGAAAGCACCATTTGACCACCAGTTGGATACTCGTTGTGTATGGTTTCTCAGGAACAAACTTTGCAAGATGATCCATCAGATCTGCTCTAGCCTGTTTCACCTCAGGCGGATCATAGAAATATGGTCTGCCATTTCTGATGCCAACTTTATGTTCCTGGTATGTTGTCGTTGGCGGGATCATTGGCATAAAAAACTCGGCTGTCATGCGATGTCACTTTCTTTGATAGCCATGTTCTGAAACTTTTTATAAGCGTCCAGATAAAACTCTCCATCGTTGCCATTGAAGGTGATCTCGTAATACATTCCATCTGGTAAATAGGTCGAGAACAAACCTTTGTTGTTTTGTAATACTTTTGTCAACCATACTGGATAGATAGTCGATTCATCGATTTTCATCCCATCTGTATGATCCAAATGTTCGTTGATATATTTCACTAAAATTTTTTTACACGCTTTCAAAAATTCTTCATTTCCCATTTTCTTTACTCCTCTCTTGCTTCGCGCGTACCCTGTTTGATACACGGGGTAGTGGGCCAGGAACTTCCACCTGGCCACTTCCCCTGTGTCAACAGGGTGGAACCGCCAGGTTATGTATATATACATACTGGTCACTTCCTTCCCCCGGAAGTCACCATAAATTTAAGGTCACTTCCCCCTGGTGGAAGTCATGGAACTGACCATGGTCACTTCCACTTATTTTTGGGTGGAACTAACCTAGGTCACTTCCACTTCCACTTCCACCTAAATTCGTTACTTCATAGACTGTTCCGTTATCAAATTTCAAGTAACTTTCTTCCTGTTTCAATCGGTTTTTCATACCCTTTGTTGTGATCCCGAAATGGTTCGCAAGCTCTGAAATAGTGACCGGCTCATGCGGATGCAATGATTGCAACATTCCGTATGCCTGTAATGTTGAAGCATGAATATCATCGCGTTTTGATCTTGCTTTTTTCATTCTCGCTTCTTTTCCTTTTTGATAAGCAGGCTTATAAGCGTCTGGCTGAACATCCTTTAAAATGCCTGTATGATCCCAATGATGCACCGGATAATCGAACCATAGATTGACCGGCTCAAAGCGTTTAAACTCGCGCAGCGTACCTTCAATGCGCCACGCTGTTCGTCCCTTAACTTTTTCCCTAACCTCTTTTAATTCCTCTGTGATCTGCTTGTATTGAGATTTTAAAAGATCCCTGCACCATTCCAACATTCTCACCTGGCTGAACTGATCATCAATCGGTATTTGCTCTTGCAGACCATATTTTTTTAGCCATTGCATACAGAATTTACATACCGCTTTGTTCTCTTCCTGGTCGCGTACCGTATCTGATACCTCCAGTTCAATTAGATCTAAAAGTGCATCAGGATCTCGTGCAAATACTCCCGAACCACTGGCACGGTCCATCGACCGCTTGCCTCCCTGCGCACCCTTTGAGTGATGGTGACAATAGATCACCGCACACCCTAACTCAGTGCATACTTTGTCAAACTGATTGCAAAAGTTGGCCATCTGATCGGCACTGTTTTCATCACCGGTAATGACCTTATAGATAGGATCAATGATAATCGCTATGTAGTTCTTTTTAGCGGCACGTCTGATCAACTTCGGTGCCAGTTGATCCATCGGTACGGACTTTCCACGAAGGTTCCAGATATCAATGTTTCCAATATTTTTAGGCTGTAAATGCATAGCTTTATACACATCCTCGAATCGATGCAGACAGGACGCTCTGTCCAGTTCCAAATTGACGTACATGACACGTCCCTGTTTGCAGTCCCATTCCAACCACTTTGCACCTTCAGCCATTGCGATAACAAGTTCGATCAGGGCAAACGATTTACCGGCCTTGGACGGTCCGGAAATCAGCATCTTGTGTCCACAGCGCAGTACACCCTTGATCAGCTCCGGCGACAGTTTCGGCATATCATTCCAAACCTCGGCCAGATTCTCAGGATCCGGCAGATCGTCATTGACGGATTCGATCCATTCTTCCCATTCATTCCAGGATGACTTTCCGATGTTGGTATCAATAAGGTACTGCTTATTTTTTCCTCGTTTGATTCCCGGCATTCTGGACAGGCGGCTTGGATTCTTGTTCTGCTCATCAATGATTAAGCCGTTCTTTTTACAGATCTTATATAAATAATCGACGCGTTTTCGGTACTCTTTGTTATCGGCAGCATCCACCTTGACAATCGCATGGATAGATTTTCCGCCACTGTATACTAGACAGGCTACCGGCAGCTCCAGCTCCCGTATTAGCGCATTTTGTTTGGCCAGATCCATATCGTCACATTCAACCAATGCATAGCGATATTCAGTAACGTTGGAGTTCTTGCAACCCTGGCCATCCAGCGGATTAAAGCGAATCCATGCACCGGCCTCCGGATCGTAGTCACCCATTACGGCACCGATATCGCCTTTACAGTTTCTTAAATCGGCAATCAGCTGACCTGCTGTCTTTTTATATGACCCTTGAGTTGGTACATGCTTACCGTCCTCATTGACCCAGCTTTTCGTGACATAGCCAACGATATCCTCATCGTTAAATAATGTTTCTAGGTACTTAATAAGATCGCTCACAGGTTTCCATCTGCGCCCGTCCGGCTGTTCAATAGGCAGCACTTCCACGTGCTCCGAATCGACCACTACATAGTCGTCTGAAATTTTATCATCCCAACCTAAAGCGACTGCTTCCTCCCGTACTGGTGGTTGGTAGCCACGCTCATACGCCATCTGATAAATGGTGCCGCCCGTGACGATACTGCCACCGTCTTCCCGAAAAGTTTCCCATTTCGATCCGCATTCACCGGGATGGTATCGAGCAGAGTCTTTCTGACTCCACTCTTCCCAATCCCAGGCACTGAATCCTTCATGTTTCAACGCCATTCCGACAGAAATCCAATCGTTATAAGTACACGTACTGGGGTCAATATATTTTAATAATTCTTTTAAACTGAATTCCATTAATTACTCCTTCTCTTGTTTAAATTTTGAACATGTGAATCAACCCATCTGCAATTCCAAGGAGCATACGGACCATCGTTATTTATACGATCAATCGTACACTTGCCTCTAGGTGCATTGGCATCATACCCTTGCGAAAGAGCCCATTCTCTAAATGATGAATAATCATTCCATTCATCGCAAACATATACTCCTCTTCCGCCATATCTTTCATATGATGAATGGTTGGGGTTAGTACATCTTTCTTTCATTCCCATCCACACTCTATACAACCTGTCTCTTATACACATCTGACGCTGCC